GCGCAGAAGAACGCGCTCGCGCTGCTCAGCGTGATCATGCGCGACAAGCCCGAGCTCGCCGAGCACATCCGCCAGTTCGCGCTCGAACGCGCCGAGCAACGCGCACTCGCAGCCGGCAAGCCCGTCGAATCAGACTAAAACGCCGCCAGTACCCAGCGTTGGGTGCTGCGCGCCGGTGCGACGCGGCACCACCACCGAGAGTTCGCGCGTCGGCTTGATTACTAAAGCAGCGGCTTTACCAATTCCCGGTGTCACCCCCTCAAAAATCGGTCGTCTAATGGCAGGACACCGGGCTAGATCCGCCGGAGATTTGATGGTCGAGTCCTTGCCCGCCAGCTCGAAGCGTCACCGGGCCGATAGGCGGCCCCGTGACCAGAGCCTCTGAGACACACGTTGCGGCGGCGCGCAGGTACGTCGCGCGTTGCCGTCTCGCCGGCGACTTCCGTCCCTACGAGACGCTGCTGCGAGAGATCGTCGAGTTGCGGCTCGCGACCGATCTGGCGGCGCAACTGCTGAGGATGTCGTGGCAGGTCTGACCGGCCGGCAGCGGGAGCTGCTGGACGCGCTGGCCGTCAAGCATCGCCTGGTCGCGTTCGCGGAGCCTGCCGGACCGGTACTCGATTCGCTGCCGCAGGAGCCGGCGTCGCCGCTGACGATGCGTGAGGTCGAGGTGCTGCAACTGATCGCGTGCGGGCTGACGAACGTCGAGGTCGCCGCGGCGCTGGTGATCTCGACCGAGACGGTGAAGTCGCATGTCCGGCATCTGCTGGCGAAGCTGCCGGCGCGCAGCCGTGCGCACGCGGTAGCGGTCGGCTACACGCAGTCGATCCTCGACCCGCTCGAGTAAGCCCTCCTCGTTCGAGGGTCTGAGACGCGCGTCCGGGGCCGATAGGCGGCGCCGACATGGCATCTCACGAGAACAAGCGCCCCGCCCCGGAGCGGCGCGATTTCAAGCTCGACCTCTCCAAGTGTGAGGTCCGGTCGGCCGAGGGTGACGCCCCGGCGACCTTCAGCGGCTACGCCGCCGTCTTCAACGAGCTGTCGGTGAATCTCGGCGGCTTCCGTGAGCGGATCCAGCCGGGCGCGTTCCGTTTAGCCGTCGAGGACGGCCAGGACGTCCGCTTCCTGATCAACCACGACTCGAACCTGATCCTCGGCCGCACGCCGCGCACGATCACCCTCACCGAGGACGAGATCGGCTTGCGCGTCGAGTGCGAGCTGCCGAACACGTCGTACGCGAACGACCTCGTCGAGTCGATGCGGCGCGAGGACATCAACCAGATGTCGTTCGGCTTCATCACCCGGTCCGACGACTGGAAAGAGAAGGACGCGGAGACCGGCCTGCCGATCCGCGAGCTGATCGAAGCCGACCTGTTCGACGTCAGCGTCGTGACCTACCCGGCGTATCCGGACACGACCGCCGAGGTGCGGACGTACATCGCCGAGCACAACCCCGAGCTGCTCGACCGCGCCAAGCGCGCCGCCGAGGACCTCGAGGAGCTGAACGTGATCACGACCCCCGAGACCGACACCGAGTCGGAGCTCGACCGGGCCCGCGCCGCGTTCGAGGAGGCCCGCGCCCTCGCCGGCGTGCGGATCCAGGATGACCACCCGTGCTGCGACGGCGTCGCGGTCGTGTGGAACTTCAACGACGAAGTGCAGTCCTGCCACCAGAGCCGCGACGCGGCCGAGGCGCAGATCGAGGCGATGACGAGCGGCGCCGCCGGCGCCGCCCGCGAAACCGACACTGACAAGGAGGAGCGCGTGGGCAAGAAGCTCTCCGCCGCGACCTCCGAGAAGCTGACGCAGGCGCAAGAGCTGCTTGCCGAGGTGCTCTCGGCCGCAGCGGCGATCGAAGACTCGACCGTCGTTGAGACCGTCGAGCTGAACGATCACAAGCCGGAGGCCGCCGAGCAGCGCGAGCTTCCCGACCTGGCCGCGTTCCGGGCTTCGCTCGAGGAGCGCGCCTGGGACTGGGAAGACGACATGGCCGTGTGGTCGCTGACGCAGATGATCGAGGCCGCGTCCTGCTTCATGGTCTCCGCGTCGTACAACGCGGCGCTCGAAGACGACGCCGCCGACAACGCGCAGGCGCAGGCGATGCAGTCGATCATCACGCAGCTCACCGAGCTCCTGACGGCCGTCGTGGCCGAGGGAGGCCGGTCGGGTGAGGCAGAGACGGAGAAGCGTGACGAGACCGACCCGGTCGAGGAACGCGACGAGACACTCGACGAGGAGCGCACCGAGCGCTTCGAGGCCGAGCGTCGCAAGATCCGGCTCGCCGAGCTCGAGCTCGAACTCGTCTAACGATTCCGCGGAAGCGGATGGCAGAAGGGCCGCCCAAACTGGCGGCCCTTCGTTTTGGGTGTCCGCGTTGCGCAGTCGCGCCGATAGGCGGCGGCGCAATGGAAATCTCCAACAAGATCACCGAGCTGCAGGAGGAGCGCACGGGCAACGTCAGCCGCATGCGCTCGATCCTGGACACGGCGGACGCCGACGGCGGCCGCGATCTGACCGCCGAAGAGCGGCAGGAGTATGACCGCCTCGAGGCCCGCGTCGACGCGAACGGCGAGCGGATCAAGGCGGAGATCAAGCTCCGCGACATGGAACTCGAACTCGAGCAGCGCGACGGCGTAGCCGGTCGTGAGCTGCAGGGCGGCGAGTCCCGTGACAAGCGTCTGTTCGAGTCGGAGGACTACGCACGCGCGTTCGCGACGTACCTCATCCGTGGTGCGAACGACGTGGACGCGGACACGCGTTCCATCCTTGCTGCCGGAAGCGCCGAGATGCGCGACCAGGCGAAGGGCACGAACAACCTCGGCGGCTACCTCGTGCCGACCGACTTCCAGAAGCAGCTCGCGCTGCACGCCGTTCAGGCGGGCACCGTGCGCCGCACGCGGGTCAACACCATCGTCACCTCGACGGGTGAGGGTCTGCAGGTTCCGAAGACGACCGCGCATGGCGCCGCGTCGTGGGTGGCAGAAGGCGTTGCCTCCAGCGCTGCGGATGAGACGTTCGGGCAGATCACGCTCAACGCCTACACCGCGCGTCGGCTCGTCAAGGTCAGCGTCGAGCTCGTCGAGGACGAGGCCGTCGGCCTCATCGCGTACCTCGGCAAGGCGATCGGTCAGTCGATCGGTTTCCTCGAGAACGACGGCTACCTGAACGGCTCCGGCACCGGCCAGCCGACCGGGCTCATCGGGCTCACCTCGGCAGGCGTCACGGGTGCAGCAGGACAGACCACGTCGGTCACCGCCGACAACGTCTTCGACCTGTTCTACTCGGTCGGCCCGCAATATCGCACGAACGCCGAGTGGCTCCTCGCCGACTCGACCGTGAAGGCGATCCGGAAGTTGAAGGACTCGACGAACAACTACATCTGGTCGCCGACCAGCGGTGTCGCCTCCGTTCTCGCGAACGGTGCTCCCGACACTCTACTCGGCAAGCCGATGTGGGCGGATCCGTCGATGCCCGCGATGACCGCGAACGCGAAGTCGATCCTGTTCGGCGACATGAGCGCATACACGATCCGCGACGTCGGCCGCACCGGCCCGACGCCGGACGAGAAGCCGGTCGGCGCCTTCGGCGTCATCCGGATGAACGAGCGCTACATGGACGGCCTGCAGATCGGGTTCCTGGGCTACCACCGGACCGACGGCAACCTCGTCGATCAGACGGGTGCCATCAAGGCGTACGTCAACAGCGCGACCTAAGTCTTAGCGACTGGTCTCGTCTTGTTACCGAGGGGCCCGCGAGAGCGGGCCCCTCTTCCGTCCGTGAGGCCCGCGGCGACTTTATCGGAGTGACGCGGTACGGTTCCGGCATGGCCGACAAAATCAGAGAGGGCGACGCGATCGAGATGCTGGCTTCGATCGGCGGCGACAACTTCGCGTACTCCCCCAACCAGGTGCTCTTCGCAGGGCAGGACATTCCGGTCGAGCTCGCGCAGGCGTACGTCAGCCAGCCGGCCGACGATCCTCGTGCACGGCTGATCACGCCGGAGCGGGCGGCGTTGCTGCTCGGCTCGGGTCCCGAGCATGAGGCGATGCGGGCAGAGACGCCGCCGGGACGGGAAGAGGTCCCGCCTGAACCGGATCCGGTTGGCGACCGATCCAGCGGCGAGGGTCTCAACAACGGCTCGCCGCCGCCGCCGGCGTCGACTCCGGAGACGCCGGAGCTGCTGGTGCCGGTGTTCGCGGCGCTCTACGCATCCGAGTCGCCGGTGCTCGACCCTGAACAGAAGGCGGCGGCGGAGGCTCTCCTCGAGAAGGATCCCGGCAACGAGCTCGCGAAAGAGCTGCGCGCGGCGATCGAGCGCAGCGGAGAGGAGGAAGAGGTGGGCGAGAAGCGCGACACGAATCCGTCGCCTGAGCGGCAGACCGCTCCGGGAGCCGAGACGCGCGAGACGGCGACGCAGAAGCGTCGCGGCCAGAAGCCGAAGCCGCCGGAGCCGGAGCCGGAGCCGGAGCCGGAGCCGGAGAAGAAGTAGCGAGGCGCGGCCCGCGCGCGAGGGCCGCCGAGGAACCACCCACAAGGGCGCCGGTCCTGTTGCACGTCCGGCAGCAGGGTGGAGGGGAAAGACGGGATACAAGACCCTCCACCCGGCCGATAGGCGCAGGCATGGATCTCACGAAGCTGCCGCCGTTCGTCCACTATCTGATCGCTGCCGTCTCGGCGACCGCTGCGCTGCTGGCGACGCAGGCGTTGATCGACAACAGGACGGAGAAGCTCGTCACGGGGCTGGGGGCGATCTGGATCCCGATCGGCTACCTGCTGCTGGTCAGCGTCTGGAAGCTCTCGCACGGCCGCGTGACCGCCGCCCGGATCATCGCCGGCCAGCCGAGCCAGCCGCCGCAGCAGGGTTCCTGACCCCGGACTCCGTAAGATAGGGGCGTGGCGAAGGCGACTACGCCGATCTACTCGGCCCGCAAGAAGTGCACCGGGTCCTGCGGCAAGACGAGGGTGATCACGAAGTTCCGGCTGCTGAAGTCGGGCTACCGGCAGGGCATGTGCCTTGACTGCGAACGCGCCTACGAGCGGCAGCGCTGGCACGACCGCTCGAAGGAGTCGAAGGCGCACAGTGGCCGCCCGTCACGGCGCCGCCGCGCCGCCGCCGCGGCATAGCCGCTCAGCTCAGGGAAGCGATCCGGCTGGATGAGGAGCCGCGTTGCTAGCGCGGTAAGGCCGCAAGGCTCTCCGGGTTCGAGTCCCGGCGCTTCCGCTCACGCCGATAGGCGGCGGCGATGCCGACCGTCCTTCCGAAGCCGTGGGCGCTCACCACCGTCGACGCGTTCCTCGACTACATCAACGAGCCCGCCGACCAGAACGGCAAGAAAGCCGACCGTGCGCAACGGCTGATCAACTCGTACAGCGCGGCGGTCAACCGGTACACGAAGCGTCAGTGGCAGCCGCTCGAGGACGGGACCGACAAGGTCTTCGCCTACTCGGGGAACGGCTACCTGTCGCTCGCCCCGTTTGAGGCACGCGAGATCTACACCGTCACGCTCTACACCGACCTCGCCGACGCGAGCTGGCTGGTGATGCCGGCACGGTCGTCGACGCAGGAGTCTCAGTGGCGGGTGAACCCGCGGCAGCGTTCGCAGGAAGGCACCTATTGGTGGCTGACGATGCCGGAGCTCGGCCCGTATCACCCGTACTACGACGAGCCGATCACGACGCTGAACCGGCGCAACCTCGGCTACGAGGCGACGGTCAACGGCGACTGGGGCGTCGACTTCGCCGACATCCCCGACGACGTCCAGCTTGCGCTCTGGGAGGCGTGCGCGAACGCCTGGACGAATCCCGGCGCGAACCGCACCCGCCAGCTCGGCCCCGTGACGACGACCGACTACGAGTCGTTCGTTCCCGGCACCGAGGAGGGCTTGTATCTGCCGCGCGCGGCGCGTTCCCTGCTTTCGCCGTACCGGCGTCGGGGCGCCGGCGTCCGCTGATGGAAGACATCTTCGACGCGGAAGCGTTCCGGTCGAACGTGGGAGCGATGCTGAAGGACGAGCTGGGCGGGATGCTGATCCAGCCGGGCCTGATCAGCGGCCCGAACACGACGCACGGCGAGTGGATCGGCAGCCTCTACCTGCAACGCGTCCAGGAGGACCCGGCCCGGCCCGCCGAGCTGCAGGTGTTCATGATCTTCCGCGCCTACGCGCCGTTCGACTCGTCGAGCGTGCTGAACGCGAACGTCCCCTTCGACCCGACGCCGCTCGAGCAGATGTCGAACCAGATCCAGCAGGCGTTCGCCAGGCATCCGACCGGGCTCGGCGCCTGGTTCCAGCGTGTCACCTCGATCGAGTTCGACGTCGAGGAGCAGGGCGTCCAGGCCCAGATCTTCGCCTACTCGGGCAACCCGAGCCAAGCCGCCTGACCGTGGCTTTTCTCGTCACGGCTCAGGTCGAGTCGGAGATGCGGTTCAAGGAGTTCGGCCGGCTCGTCGAGCTGCGCGTGAACAAGGCGCTCGTCGAGGGCGCCGCGATCCTGCTGAACGCGGTCCGCGAGCACGAGACCCGTGTCGGTGACGGCACGAAGGGCGTCCACGTCCCGGAAGGCACCCATCTGAGGGACAGCTTCGAGTCGGTCGTCGTCAACGTGCTGCCCGGCGCGATGGGCGTCGCCAACTCACGGATCGTGGTGTTCAGCCGCAACCCGAACGCGATCTGGCAGGAGCTCGGCACCCGGTCGCGGCGGCGGAAGGCGTACAAGGCGTCGTCGAAAACCGCCAACAACGTGTTCCCGTTCCGGACGGCGACGTCGGGTAACTCCGGTGTCGCGCCGCTCTACTTCATGCGGAAAGCGTTGAAGCAGTCCGCGCCGGCGATCGAGGCGCTGATCGTCAAGGCGATCGCTTCCGCCGGCGAGTTCGGTGGCGGCTCGACGCTCGTCGACACGACCTCGCTGCACAACCCGGCGCGCAGCACGCACTACCCGGTCAGTCCGCGGCCGTTTCCGTAGCGCGTCCCGAGGCGTGGAGGCCGTCCGATAGGCGGCGGCGACATGACGACGTTCACCACGAATCCAGGCGTGGATGTTTTCGAGACCGGCGGCCCCCACGGGCTGCTGCGTATCGAGACCGGCAAGCCGTTCACGACGGAGGATCAGCGCGAGATCTCGATCCTCTCGATCGACGGCGCCCACGCGCTCACGCAGTCGGCGGGTAAGCCCGCTGCCAAGCAGGCCGCAGAGGCCACCAGGGGCGGTGATGAGTCGTGACTGGCATCGCCGGTAACGTCTACACGCTCGCCTTCGCGAAGCAGACCGCCAAGGGCGCTGCTGCCGGAGCAGCGACCGGCTACAAGCTGAAGATCACGGGCGGCGAGCTCGGCCCGAACCGGCAACTCCTGACGCTGCAGGAGACCGACGCCTCGCGTCAGCAGGGCGACACGGTCGTCGTCGGCGCGCAGGTGGTCGGCCAGCCGGAGTGGTACATCCGTCCGGAGGAGTTCGGCCTGTTCGCCTATGCGGCGCTCGGCGCCAACGTCGACTCCGGCGCGGGCCCGTACACGCACACCGCGACGCCGGCGCAGCGTCCTCCGTACCTCACGGCATGGAAGAACCTCGGCGCAGGCACGATCATCGACAAGTACACCGACATCACCCTCGGCTCGATCGAGCTGTCGGGCGGCGCCGGCCAGGCTCTCTCCTGCAAGGTCGACGCGATGGGTCTCGGCGCGTTGCTCGGCACGACCGACAACTCGACCGCGATCACGACGGGACACGTCTTCACCTATCCGGAGTGCATCGTGACTCTGGCCGGGGCGAACCCGAAGACCGTCGAGGCGTGGACGTTGACCGCGACGAACAACGCGGACTTCATCGTCGGCGACAACAGCCTGACGCCGTACGACGTCGTGCTCGGCCGCCTCGAGGTGTCGGGGTCGTACACGATCCTGCTCGAGTCGGACGCCGATTATCGGAAGTTCCACACCGGTTCGGCGGTCGGCACCGCGTTCACGACGGCGCTCGGCACCGAGGCACTCGACATCGGAATGGTCAACGGCACCGACTCGATCCATGCGGTCCTGTCGAATGTCGCGCTGACCGCGTACCCGGTGCCGCCGGATGTCTCCGGCAAGCCGATCCGTGTCGCCGCGACGTTCTCGGCTCTGCCGCAGGCAGCGATCGCGAACTACCTGTCGTTCGTCACGATCAACTCGGTCGCGACCTACTAAGCAGGCAGCAGCAGCTTCATCCGACCGGAGGGCCGCGCGAGCGGCCCTCCGGCGTTGCCTCTAGCAATTGCTAGCAGTTGCTACAGATCTCTAGCGGCGTTTCCGCCGTTTCCGTCGGCGCTGTTGTTCGCGGTCGCCGAGCATCAGCTTCCGGGCGGCGGGCTCGCCGACACGGACGAGCTGGTCTTGTTCGGCGGCGGCGATCTCGTGGCTCGTCGCGTCGACGATCTCGCGCATCTGCGCCCTGAGGGCGTCGGTGTCGATGCGGTCGCCGATCTTCGCGTCGCCGATCAGCTCCTCTCGTAGCCGGTAGACGTCTCCGCTCGCTGGCTGCATGAGTCCTCCTCGATTGTCGCCGGAGCCGCGGCTGCGGCTCTACAGCCTGGCCTCGTTGTAGCCGATCCGTGCGGGTCTGGTCGATAGGCGGCAACGCAATGGACCCGGACACGCATGCCCTGTTGACGGTGACGCGCTCGCAGTTGAAAGCCGTCCGTCGTCAGGTCTCGACGCTGGCCCGCCTCCTTGCCGAGCTCGAGCACCGGCTCGGGCCCGATCCCAACCCGAGAGCCCAGGAGGCAAACGGACATGGCAGCGAGCACCACCAGTAAGAAAGGCTGGAAGGCGCAGAATCGTGCGTGGCACAAGGTCACGCCGCCGTCCGGCATGGCCGGCGTCGAGGTTCGGATCCCGGACCTCACCGAGCTGATCAAGAACGACGCGGTGCCGGAGCGGCTTCGCGCGGCCGCGTTGAAGGCGGCGGCGCATCCGGCCGGGCTGCGCGGCGTCGTCACCGACGAGCTGAAGAAGGCCAACGACGCGCAGGACGGCGAGGAGAAGCGCACCGACGCCGAGCTGCTCGACGACGAGAGCTCGGCGCTGCGGAAAGCGATCGACGACGTCGTCGAGATCCAGAAGCATCTGATCGTCGAGTCGGCCCGCGTCTACGGCGTGCTGCTGACGATGGACGACCTGAACGACCCGGAGTTTCCGGCGCCGGACAAGGAATGGCTGGGCGGCGTGATGCTCCGCGAGATCGACTACGACGCCCGCGGGGTGCGTCTGGGCATCGAGCCGCTGTCTTCGTGGGAGCGATTTCGTCACTTCCACGACTGCGATCCGGATTGCAGCGCATGTGCGGCGCTCCAAGACGCCCTTTCCTCGGTTGACCTGGGCCTCGTGTGAGTGCGGCTGCGGGTTCGAGGGCGAGGACGAAGTGACGCAGTTCTGCATCGAGGAGGCGTCGTTGATCTATTTCGACGCCTATACGGCCGCCCAGATCGAGGCTGAGCAGGAGGCCGAGGTCGAGCGCAACCGCAAGCCGGGCGAGATCACCGACCCGGTGATGCAGCAGGCGATGGAAGAGGCGCGTCGGCGCCACGCCGAGACGTTCGGCGTCGACCCGATGGCTAACCGGATCGGGGGTCGGCGCTAGCGATGGCGTTCGGCTCCCTCGGTGGCTTCACCGCAGCGGCCGCGAAGGTCGTCCTCGGCGTCGAGAGCACCGCGTTCAACGCGGAACTCGCGGCGGCTGAGGGCACCTTCGCGCGGACCGCTGCGGGAATGTCGGGGGCAGCCGGCGAGATCGCCGAGCGGACGCTGCGCGCAGGGGTCGCGCAGGAGCGCTACCAGAGGATTCTTCGGACGACGTCGGCGGCGACGTTGGAGGCGCGGACCGCGCTCGCCACCTACATCGGCGAGATGCGCCGCCTGAACGACGTGCAGAACCAGTCGACGGCGTCGATGTCGCGGTTCGAGCGCGGGATGATCGCCGGCGGCGTCCGCGGCATGGGGATGGGCCGGGCGCTGACGTTCGCAAGCAACGCGTTCCTCGGCGGCGCCGGCTTCGTCTACGCCGTCCACGCGGCGGTGAAGGCGAGCTCCGACTTCCAGGGCGAGATGCGGCTGATCCAGACGCAGGCGTTGAAGTCGCGCGGCGAGGTCAACCGGATGACCGAGGCGGTCAAGCGGCTGTCGGGGCCGCTGGCGACCGGGCCGATGGAGCTGTCGAAGGGGCTGTACCGGGTCGAGTCGTCCGGCTACGCAGGCGCGGCCGCGTTGAAGGTGCTGACGACGGCGGCGAAGGGCGCACGGCTCGGCCACTCCGATCTCGAGGCGACCGTCAACGCGCTCGTTGCGTCGCAGAAGTCGGGGATCCGCGGCTCGCAGGAGCTCGGCCAGGCGATGGGCACCCTCGACGCGATCGTCGGCGCCGGCAACACGCGCATGGAGGATCTGACCAAGGCGCTCGCCTCCGGTGTGATCCCGGCCGCCAAGCACGCCGGCGTCGACCTGCAAGGACTCGGCGCGGCGCTCGCGACGTTGACGATTCACGGCACCCCGGCCGAGCTGGCCGCGACCCGGCTGCGGTATTCGATCGCGTTGCTGTCGGTGCAGACGCCGAAGGCCGAGAAGGAGCTCCGCTCGATCGGCCTGGCGTCCGGCGAGCTCGGCCGCAAGATGGCGTCTGAGGGGCTCGTCCCGGCGCTCGAGTTGCTCTCCGAGAAGCTGAAGACGTCCGGCTACGACGCCCAGCAGCAGCACGCGATCCTCGAGCGCGCCTTCGGTGGCGGCCGCTCCTACACGACGATCCTCGATCTGCTCACCCATCTCGGCCAGCTCCGCGAGCGGTTCAACCTGATCTCGCGTGAGGGCACCGCCCAGATGTTCAACTCGCGCTGGCAGGCGCAGGTGCATACCGCCGAGTACGCGTTCGACAAGCTGAAGGCGTCGGCGCAGGTGTTGAAGATCCAGCTCGGCGACGTGTTGCTGCCGACGACGATCAAGGCCGCCGACGGATTCTCGAACTGGATCGGCAAAGCGGCCAACCAGGCCCGCGTCACCCGCGACCTGAAGGAAGCGCTCCACGACGCCGGCGAGGCGGCCAAGGTGTTCGCGGCCGCGATGCACCAGGCGGGCGAGATCATGCACCTCGCCGACCGCGCGTTCGGCGGCGCCGGCCACTCGCTGAAGCTGCTCGTCGAGCTGCTGCTGCTCCGCAAGGCGCTCGGGTTCGCGAAGACGATCAACCACGAGGTTCTCAACCCGCTCCGCGCCGTCCAGACCGAAGCCGAGAAGGCGAAGGCGTCGCTCGGCGGGATCGGCAGCGGCCGCGCACCCGTCGCCGGCGGCGCCGCGGTCGCCGGGATCGTCCCGGTCTGGCGGCAGGGCGACCTCGCCGCGCTCGACCAGCGGATCGGCGCCGCCCACGGGACGGTCACCGATCTCCGCAAGAAGCAGAAGCTCGCCGAGGCGGAGGCGCACGACACGAACGCCAACGCGGTCGCCACGGAGGCGGAGGCGCAGGCGGAGCTCGCCGGCGTCGAGGACGCAGGCATCGCGACGACGAAGGACGCGATCGCGGCGTCGCAGGATCGCGCGGCCGCGCTCGAGACGGAGACCGCGGCCACCAACGATCTCGCCGCCGCCACCGAGAAGCTGCAACAGGGCTACCAGTCGGGACGATTGAGCAGGATCGTGCAGCCGTCCGCGCCGGTCGCAGCACCGGCGGCGTCGGCGGCCGGAAGCCAGGCGCTCTACGAGCGGATCGCGTCCCGGTACGGGCTGCCGGTCGCCGAGGTTGCACGGCTCGACCAGTTCCAGCAGGGGCTC